AATGATACCAACAAGATACCTGTAATCTGCCCAATCAGCAGCAGATCCGGTGGCAATATGATCGGCACAATCATTCATGATTGTCCTGATCTTTGACCGCAGATAATCCAGAACATTGTCAGTGACGATAGCCATTAACGACTCCTCATAAGATCAACGCCAGCCTTGAATGCGTCAAGCTTTATTTTCGCAGCGTCATAATCACCACGCTGGTCATTGGTTTGCTTCTGCGATGCAGCCTTAATTCCTGCGTTTACACCAGCAATACGCTCCTGGGATTCAATGCGCTTGCGTTCAATTTCTTGCTGCTGCTCTTTAAGGCGAAGCTCTTCCTGATCTTTAATCGTCTTCCGCTGAACTTCCTGCTGCTTGATCTGGAGATCTTGCATCTGGGCTTGAACAACAGGATCTTGCATATTCTGCTGGATCTGCTGTTGCTGAGCCTCGGCCTGATCCTTCTGGAGGAGGCGAGCCGCAGCATCAGACATGAGCTTGGAAAGCTGCACTTCAATATCTGCTGGCAGCTCTTCATCTGGCGGGGGAAGCTCAACGCCAAGCTGCTTCTCAATCTCTTTGCGATACTGGAAGCCAATGTGTTCATTGATGTGCGCCATGGCAGCGGCCTGGATCTGGCTTGCCATGGGGGACTGACCAACCAATTGCATGATCTTGGGATCTTGCATGGCTGACATATGAACTTGGATATGTGCCTCGTGATCCTGATACAGGAACGCCTTGACGGGCTTGCCAGAGAGAATGGCCATGTTTTCCGAAACGGGATCCATGGGCTTCTTGTCATTCTGATCTGGGATGATCTTGCCTGGATCCTGAATACCCAGAACCAGAAGCATCTGCCTGTGCAACTCAGGCAGGTCATACATCTGGGGTGCCTGCTGTGCGAGTTGCAGTGCCGCCTGATACTGCACCACGCGCTGAGACAGGGACGCCGCATTTGGATCAGTGACGGGGATCACATCAATCCGCCCATCGTAATCATCCGTGCGGGTGGCATCCATATCGGTCTCGTACTCGTATGGACCTTCCATATGGGTGCGGATGATATCCACCAACAGATCAAGCTCCTGCTTCATTGAGGCATGGAGCCGGGCCTGAACCGCCGACATCACCTTCATGGCGCGTTCCATAAGCGCCAGGGTGGTGCCGACAGGAGCGTTCTGATTGGCGTCACCAATCTGAAGATCGGCAATAGAAGCAAAACGCCGACCTTCCTCAACCAAGCCACCCAGGAGGGTGGCAAGAACCTGAGATGGTTCCTTGTATGGGAGGAAGGTGATGCTGTCCTTAATTGCACCAGACGGCACATCCACATCCCGGAACTCGCCCGGCATCAGCGGAGTGCTGTCGCCCTTAATGCGAAGACCACGGGCCTTGAGACCCGCCGGGAGATTGGAGAGGGTGCCAGCATCAACAAGCTGACGGAGGATTGAGGTCGCGGATTTGGCAATACCACCAATCAGGTGGATCAAACCAAACGGGTAGAACCCAAACCCAGGAATATACCCATACTGCACGAAGTGCTGACGCTTGATCTTGAACTGATCGTCTTGTTTCCAGTTGCGGTAGATTGAGAGAACCTTACCCGTGGATTTCTCAACGGTAACCACATACGGCAATGCAATCCCGGTCTCTTCGCCGTCCTTGCCAACATCTTCATAGCCAGGAAGATCAAGATCAACATGCATTTCGAGAAGGATATGGCGGTCATCCATATCCGTAAGTTCTTCTCCAGAGAGTTTATCCTTTGCTCGCTGGATTTCATTCCGGTCTGGGACCGGGGTAGAAAGATCAATATCCCGATAGAAACCCATCACCTGTAGCTTGCGGATTTCGTTGGGATGCTTCCGCATGATGTGGGTGTAGCGGGTGGCGGTCTGGAGATCAGTGGCGCCATAAGGCGCGACAAAGTCTTCCGCTGGCACATAGACCGAGGTGGGACGACCAAGGGTCGGATCGAAGTAGACCTTCTTGAATGCCGCGCCTGCGAGAGGAAGAGCAAACAGCATACGCTCATGCTCATTCCGGTACTCGGTCATCCTCTCGGTCATCATGTAGTTCAGGTCTTCTTTGACCCGCTGTGCCTGACGCTCACGCTCCGGCGTTAAACGCCCGACAATCTTGGTCTTAACCGGACCGCCAGCCGGAAAGGTCTCCATGATAGCCTGAGACTGAAACCGCACCGCAGCTTCAGCCAAAATCGGATGAAATACCCCACAGGCACCCGGCCATGGGGAGGAGCGGTCTTCGATCTTCAAGCCAAGAAGATCTAACCCCTTTTTGTAAGTGTCTTCCCAATCCTGCCGGGAGCGGCTGTCAGATTCAAAATCACCAATGAGTTCATTGCCGAGAGCGCCAAGATCCCGCTCATCCATATGGTCAGCAAGGTTGGTGCCGAAGTCTGGCATGAGTTGTTCAGACAACTCTGGTCCGAGAAAAACAATCGCGCCTCCATCCTCGGTCTCAATCGAAACCGCATCAGGGTTCACGATCTCCACCTCAATGCCCGGCTCACCGGGGTTTCCTAGAGGATTAAAGGCCTTATCTACGGACACTGTGCATCCCCTTAATAATATTCAACTCGGCGCATCGGAACATCTTCTTCTTCATAATCCGCCGGGAGGCGAATAAACCCTCCCTGCCGATACCTCATGAGTGCCATGACAACGCTGTCAACATAGTCATCATGCGTCCCATTCGGGAAAGAAGCACACTCCTCAATCACCTCATCCGCCCATCGGGTTTCAGGACACCAGACCATCCCAGAAGAGAACATGTCAGTGACACTGTTGGCCCTCATGATCTTGTCCCCGGACGCCCTGGTAGGGGTGAACTCGGAGACAGGTATGTCCATTTGCCTCAACTCGTGTATCAAAGGCAAGCCTGAAGCTTTGCCTTCAATTAAGAAGGTATCGGGTTGCCATTCAAGATAAATCTCTCTGGCCTTTGCTTTTAGCGCCGGAAATTCCATACGCTCTTTAAACGCATCAAGAAGAATTATATTGCTTCTTGCATTACCGTTGTCATCTTCATTGTCAAATACACCCCATACTGTGATTGCAGTGTAGTCAGAACGGTTATTCTTTGTGAATGCGGTGTCGGCAGAGACAATCACATACTCGTAATTGGGTGGTCGGCTGGCTTCCCAACGCCTCCACCACTCCCGTTTGAGGATGGCACCTTGCTCATTGGTGGGCTGTTGTTGGTACTGGGCATTCCATTTGGATGGAGGTAGTTCGTTCTTGAGTGCCTCAAGAGCTTCCTTGCTCCAGTACCCAGGCCAGAGAGGATTGCCGGAGGGCATAATGGCCGGAAGCTCAATTACTTCCCACTCAGATACCCCGTCACGATCCATGGAGGATTGAACCAAACGCCCGGTCAGATCCCGCTTACCCCAGCGGGTCATCACGATCACAATGCGGGCATCAGGCTGCAAACGCTGGCGAGGACCGGAGGTGTACCAATCAAAGACCTTGTCATAGACAGACGGGTCATCCATGGCTTGGATAGCCTGCTGTTCAGTGTGGGGGTCATCAATGATGAACAGATCGGCACCCTTACCAGCGATGGCACCGCCAACACCCACAGCAAAGTACACGCCACCCTTGGAGGTGTGCCAGCGTCCAGCGGCCTTGCTGTCGGACTGAAGCTTGATGTCCTCGAAGATTAGTTTGTAATCTTCACTGTCAATTAGGTTTCTAACCTTACGGCCGAAATCCACAGCAAGTTCTGCTGTGTGGGTTGCTTGAATGATTTTAGATCCTGGGTTCTTACCCATAAACCACGCAGGCAATAAATACGAAGCAAACTCAGACTTGGTGTGCCGGGGAGGCATGTTAATGATCAGCCGCTTGCACTGACCATTAACAACTCTCTCAAAGGCATCAGCCATGATTTCATGGTGCCTGCCCTGAATAAACCCAGGCCACATCTTCTTGGTGAAGGAAAGAAACTTGGTTTGAGCCAGTTCCTTATCACGAGCCTCTTCAAGCTCCTTCAGGAGCTTCAATAGAACTGATTGCTCCTCAAGGGGAAGCTGATCAATCTTAGAAAGGACGCCCGTTAAATCCACATATCTTCTCTGAAAAAGCCCCCTCCCGGTGAGGGGAGGGGGGAGTCAACTGGGAGGAAAACAGCGGATGTCACCGCAACACGAACCTAATCAATTACCTTATGCCTTGGCAAGAGGATTATCCACTAACACCAAACTTCTCGCTCTGCGTGGCATATTCTTTAAATACCCACGATCAATAAGACAGTATATAACTCTATGCACATTACTCCTAGAAGATATACCCATGGCACTACCAATCTCATCATAAGAAGGGCAATAGCCATGTTCATTCCAATACTCTCTAATAAACTCAAGCATCTTCATTTGTTTCTTGGTCAACTTGATTTCTCCTACTAAGTTGAAACTCAATCAAGTACATCATCCTGCTGGGCTTAATGTTGTAAGCCCTGCCTATCCTAAACAAATTATCTATAGAAACACCTACGGCACCTCTTTCCCAGTTCAACAAACTACTTACAACAAACCCGTGTCTCCGTGCTGCAACTTCCCTGGTAATGTTTTTACGCTTCCTAATCCCAACCAACACCCGCCCAAAGGCGGCACGAACCTCATCATCAGAGTAGCTCATCTCTCAACCTCTTCAAAATGACAAACCCAGTGGGACCACAGCCGGGTGCCGAAAGGATCTGTGCCTCGCTGGCAGTGAGGAAGTCATGCTTGGTCTGAAACGACCTCAATACAGATTTCAATCTAAAGGCCATCCTGCCGTCTTTGAGCAACTCATGGCTATGGATGTACTCCTCACTCCAGTGAGGCACCTCAGCGGGCTTCCTAGAGGCTTCTGGCGCTATCCCAGAAGCCCTCCTCACAGTCACAGCCATCCTGATCACATTAGCCACATCGTGCCGCAGGTGCTGATCGCACATATCCGCAGCCTCAATC